AGTTACAAGGTAAGGAAAGAGAAACAACACCAGATAACACACGAAAGTGAAAACAAGGGTTGACAAACCTACCAATGTATGATATAATAAAGGTACAAAGAAAGAGAGGAGAGTTCTAAATGAAATCAAGACAACAGTTTTACAAGGAAAACCTTGAAACAATCATGGAATTAGAGGACAGGTTATTTGACTTGACAACGAAAATGGAAAAGGAATGTGGAAAGCAAGATGTCAATGAAAAGTTGGATCATGCATGGTCACTTTTATACGAAACATGGAACGAGAACAATTAAACAGAAAGAGAGGTCGTTTAAATGAGATTGAGTAAAAAAGCACAGTTAGAAGCTAACAAGGAAGTATTGGAAGCAGTTGACCGTTATAATGAAGAAATAAAAGTAACTGTTTTACATCACGGGGCACGCCTTAGAACCTGTCAAGCATACGTCTATGAAACGCCTAGTTTCTATGTATTGCGTAGTTACGAAACAGTTGTTGCGATTATTGATAAAAATTCTGACATATGTTATGACTTTCTTAGAGGTGTTTACGGATACACTAATACGTCGGCACAACATATTTCTAAGTTTGACAAGGACTACGGACGTGGTACATTTGGTTGCAAGGAACGAGTAACATATCGTGAAGTATAAGGGGGTTTTCATATGAGTATATTTATAAAGTTTTGTAGTGTTACTGTGCACAGTTTGATGAATGTGACAATATAGATTTTACATATGGCACAGTAACAGTATTTGAGGATAATGAGAGTTACGTCTATGCAGAGGATGAAATCAAAGAAATAATATTTGTAAATGATTATACACTCTCATATGCAATAGAGCAAGGTTATGATTTCTAAATAACTAGGGTGCGTGGTTGGCACGGGTACAGTTTCAACACTGTACACCCCTTAGCACTATAAATGTGTATGTAACAAAAAACAATAAAGTAGAAAGAAAGAGGTATTACTATGGCAAGAGAGAAAATGGTAACAAGAACAGTAACACAGACAACAGCAGAGGTTATGACTATTGATGTCACAACGGCAGAAGTACAGATACGTGAGTACACTATCGGCGGTACTTACGAAACCAATGATATGTTACTCAAAAAATTACAGAAACTTTTTCAGACTAACACATTTAAACTTGTAAATATCAGCTCTACTATGGTCGAGAATTTACTTTTAGGAATGACAGAAGAGGACTTTATCAGATACGCAAGAGTCCTTCCACCGAGAACAGCAACTAAAGACGAGGACTAGGGAAATTCTAGTACCTATGGAATACTAGATGTTAGTTAAAACTAACAAGGGCGCGTGGTTTGGCACGATTACAGTTTCAACACTGTACGCCCATTAGCACCAACAAGGTGCAGAAACAAAATAACATCAAACAAGAAAGAGGTAATGAAAAATGAGTAAACACTATGTAAAGTTAGTAAAGGAAATGGTTAAAGAAGATATCAAGGATGATGTATCAGTAACAGTTGTAAATGGAACTCTTGTGGTAGACATCTATGTAAATCATTGCTTATGTTGGCACACAGCTATACCACGTATTGAATTACGAGCTAGTTCATATATGACAGCGAAAATCGTAGCAGATACTATAAAAAATCAATATAAGCAATTCATTTTGGATAAGTATTTTGTTCGGAAAAAATTCAAATAATACTTGACATTTGATTCAATATATGCTATTATATAATTGTAGCAAGGAAATGCATAAAAAATCCAAGTTACGTTGCCATAGGTGGTATAGTTTTATGACCTTCTATACCACCTACCCCCTTAGTAGGTGTAGTTTAAAGTAAAAACCACGTAAATCTTAAATAATCCTCTCATCGCTCATTTACGTGAAACAGGATCATAACCTGTCACCTGCTCTAGTGCTTTTATAGCACTAAATTATATCTTGACGTTTTTTAAAAAAAATAAAGAAAGTGAGGAAAGAAAACATGGCAAGAGTACCAATGGTAACACGTACAATTATCACAACAAAAGTTAACGTAATGTGCTTAGACATTGAGACAGGAGAACCTTGTAACAAGTCTGTGGTAGTACCACGTACTTACAAGGATGACGAAAAGCTTCTCAAGAAAGTGAAAGAAGTTCTTGAAACGGAAACGTTGAAACCAGTACACATTGTTGATAAGGAAGAAATCGAAACACTTTACGGCATGACAGAGCAGGAGTTCATTGAACATGCTAAAGTTCAGCCATCTAGAAAAGTAGCAGAATAAAACGTAACAGAAAAAAGAAAGAGGTAAAAAATCATGGTAGAAATCAAAAATTGTAGCAGAGAGTTTTCAGAAGTTGAACAGTATTTAATGACGATTTCACCGTCAATCATTTCAATGAAAGACGTACCAGACGGCACACACATTACCGTAGATGGTATTCTTACATTTGAGGACACCAAAGAGCCCACTGGTGAAATTGCTGATATTCTTTCAGTCATTACACCAGAAAAGAAAGTATATTCATGCCAGTCATCAACGTTTAAACGTTCAATCAGAGATATTTCAAATATCATGAAAGATAAATCATTTACAATCGTAAAGACATCTGGCAAGACGAAAGCAGGACGTGACTTTATTAACTGTGAGTTAGACGTTGAAAGCCTCAAGTAACCGATAATATTAACAGCGTGTACTTTAAACGGTACACGCTTTTTTAGACAAGAGGGTGAATTTATGGCAAAAAGAAAAAAGAAAGTATCAGCTTACACACGTAACAGAAATCGTATCAACAGCTACATAAGAAGATTAAACAAACAAGGGCTTATCACAGACTTATACATTCCAACTGAAAAGATGATGCGTAACCAAGGCGTAAAGGGAGCAGAACTTACCAAACTAACGTTAGAATTAAAATCACTAACACCAGAGAAATTACAAGCTATGGCAGTACCAGCTCACATTCAAGAGGTTGATAATATCATGGAAACTGGTTTCGCTAGTCTGGAAGTAGAGGGTTTCAAACAGTCAATATCCGTATTTCCTAAAGAGATAGCTGACAAGTTGATAGCACTTATAGATAAAATGATAGCAGAACAGGGTATTGAAGATGTGGCTACCGCATTAGAAAACATGCCGTATCAGTTACACGACTATTTGAACAGAAATAAGTATGATTCTTCCAGCGCTTTAGAGGAGTTTTCCAGTGCCTTGATAGAGTATCTGCCAGATGCATCTGAACAGTACAAACGTGATTTAATGGACGCTTTTGAGTATAACGAGATAGGTTATACAATTGAAGATTAAAAAATTCAAGTATTATATGTGCGACTTTGAAACAACTGTATATAAAGGTCAAGAGTATACAGAAGTATGGGCGTCTGCAGCTGTAGAATTATATACCGAAGATGTACAGATATTTCACTCGATTGATGAACAGTTTAATTATTTCTTAGAGCAGGATTGCAACATAATAGCGTACTATCACAATTTAAAGTTTGATGGTTCATTCTGGTTATCATATCTATTGATTGACAAACACTTCAAACAAGCGTATGATAAAACAGGTGAAGCTGAAAATGCTGTAGTGTGGAAAAAAGACAAGTTTATGGATAATAACTCGTTCAAATATTCCATATCAGACAAAGGAATGTGGTACACAATTATTATTAAAGTTAACAATCACTTTATAGAAATACGTGATTCGTTAAAACTGTTACCATTTTCAGTAAAAAGAATTGGTAATAATTTTGGAACAAAGCACAAGAAACTGGACATGGACTATGTAGGTCTACGTTATGCAGGTTGTCCGATAACAGACAAAGAAAAAGAGTACATAGCGAATGACGTATTAGTTGTAAAAGAAGCTCTTGAGATTATGTTTAATCAAGGGCATAACAATCTAACAATAGGCTCGTGTTGTCTGGAAGAATATAAAGAAATATGTAAAACATCCACTAGACTTCAATTAGAGTACAAAGAGATGTTTCCAGATATGTACGATATTGACCTAGATGAAAGCACATATAAATACCCCACAGCAGGAGATTATATTAGACGTTCCTATCGTGGCGGTTGGTGCTATTTAGTTAAGGGTAAAGAGAATAAAGTGCATGGCTATGGTACGACAGCAGATGTAAATTCATTATATCCAAGTATGATGTCAGGTGAAAGTGGAAACAGATACCCCGTTGGAAAACCAAAATTCTGGACAGGAAACTTTATTCCAGACAAAGCTTTACAACCTAACATGTACTATTTTGTCAGGATAAAAACAAGGTTTTATATCAAAGAAAACAAGTTACCGTTTATTCAGATAAAGTCATCATGGCTTTACAAGGGAACAGAAGCACTTGAAACATCCGATATTTATGACCCTACGACAGACCAATACTATGCTTTTTATAAAGATAATGATGGTGTACTAAGGGATACAAGAGTTGAACTTACTTTAACTATGACAGACTATCAGTTATTAAAAGACCACTATGAACTAGTAGACTTTGAAATATTAGATGGATGTTACTTTTATTCACAAATAGGAATCTTTGACGAGTACATAGAAAAATACAAGAAAATTAAAATGGAAAGTAAAGGAGCGTTACGAGAATTAGCAAAGCTATTTCTTAATAACCTATATGGAAAGATGGCAAGTAGTAAAGACTCTTCATTCAAATTAGCGTATATTAAAGAAGATAAGACGATAGGCTTTCTTCCAGTAGCAGAGTCAAACAAAAAAGCAGGTTACATTCCGGTAGGCTCAGCAATCACCAGTTATGCAAGGAATTTTACAATTCGAGCAGCACAAAAGAATTACTATGGTAAAGATAAACCGGGGTTTATATATGCTGATACAGATAGTATCCATTGTGACCTTAAACCAGAAGAAATAAAAGGTATCAAGGTTGATGATAAAAATTTCTGTTGTTGGAAACTTGAAAGCTGTTGGGACAAAGCTATTTTCACCAGACAGAAAACATATATTGAGCATGTAGTTGCAGAAAATTGTGAGCCTATTGAAAATCCATATAATAACATAAAGTGTGCAGGTATGCCACAAAGATGCAAGGATTTATTCCAGTTATCTCTTGATGGCACAGCACATGAGGATGGATACACAGATGAATCAACAAACAATCATAAAGATTGGACACCAGAAGAGTTAGAGTTTTTATTTGAAAGTGATACTAATAAACCTATAGTTCGTGATTTTGATAACTTCAAAGTTGGTTTAAAAGTTCCCGGAAAATTAAGACCTAAGCGTATACGTGGTGGAATACTATTGGTTGACACGTCATATGAAATGAGGTAAATATCAAAAAGCAGGGGCGAACTAAGTTCGTATCCCTGCTTTTCTTATATCTTTAACTTATGTGACAAACAAAGCGTTCAGCGAAAACGATAAACAATGCAGGCACTATACTTTCAAGTGTGCTACCCTGCAAGTTCAATGTTGAACACATAAGAAGATACCTAGTAACTCAATGCACTAAGCACAGCTTCTTTACATCTCATATCTTTAAATCTGAATGAACCACGTTCAAACAAGAACCTAAGATTAGATAATAAGAAGTCATTTCGTTTTAGCATAACGTAGTTTATTTCATGGTCTTCTGTTGTAACAGTTATCTTTAATCTATAGGTGCTATCGGGTCTATCATCACAATATACATATCCGTTCTCTGGAAATTCTCTTAGACCGAACTCGCAACCCTTATATTTGAGCGTACATATGTAAGAGTTTTTACCAACTGGTTTATCAATGAAACTCTTGTTATCATTAAGGTAAACGCACTGACTACTATATGCAACATATTTATTCTTAGAAAACGCCCTGTTAAATCCGCTAGTTTTCTGTTCTTCACTTGCACTTTCAATGAATCCTTGTTCCAGAATAAAACCGTCACCACGTAGAAACTTAGTATCATCTTTCAATCTTGAACTGATTCCTAGTTCCACATAATAAGGATTGATAATACTAACAGGGTTACTAAGCATGTACACTGGTACATATCTTACCTGCTTACCTTGACCACGGGCAATACTGGTATGAATACTAAGAAGTTTCTTTGTTTCATCAGTACAATAGTGATTTGTTTCTGACTGAAATTCATCAAAGATAAGACGTTCTATGTCACTAAAAAGGTGGCTGTATTTTTTAATCTGGTCAGCACTATTTAAACTCATAGCATAACCACAGCTTTTTTCGTCTAAGAATAATTCATGAAAGATACCAGATGCTCTACGTTTTGAAGTCATAGTGTGACTAGGAAAGAACAAACTACCTAAATCTTTATAGAACTTGTCTACAACATCGTCTAGTTCGTAGTTGTATCGATAGATAAGACCGAACTTTTCACCTTTGTCCAAGAATCTATTTATACACAATCTTCCAAAGTATGTTGTTTTACCACCAGTACGATTTGTTGTACACATGTAAATTTCTGGTTTATTACCATTGATGTCTAACATCGACAATAATTTAGTACCGTCATAATATTTTCCCATACTGAAAATCTCCTTTCCATACTTAATTATAACACAACTATTGATTTTTAGCAAGTATTGTGATATAATAAAATTGAATTAAATAAGAAAGGAGATACCATGGAGAACTTATACCCAATCTTTGTAGCGTTAGTGTTTAACGCCCTAGACGTACTAACCGGAATCGTGTCAGCCATTAAAAATAAAGATATTAAATCCGCCAAACTACGTGATGGTCTTTTCAAAAAAGTAGGATTTATTTTCTGTTATTTTACGGCGTGGTTAGTTGATGGGTACGGTGGTGTTATAGGGTTCAAACTAGGTGTAACAATATTACCAGTTATTGTCCTTTATGTGTGCACAACCGAGCTAGTTTCAATACTAGAAAACATTTCAAAAATCAACTCAGACCTTTTACCGGGTAAACTTATGGAACTTTTTCACATTTCAGACACCAGAAAGGAGTAACAAATGGCTGACATTAACAAAGCTGTTTCTTTCATGATTGACACAGCAAAGGACAATATTCATGGTTATGACCAACAGCATAGAAATGGCCCAGATTATGACTGTAGTTCACTGGTAGGAACAGCATTATCCTATGCAGGTTTCGCTGTTTCACCGTATTCATGGACTGGCAACTTAGAATCACAGTTAAGAAAAGCAGGTTTTGTAGATTGCAAAGCACCATGGAAAGCAGGTGATGTACATTTAAACAGAGGAAACCACGTATGTATGAGTATCAATGAAAGCCAGATAGTTGAAGCGTCAATTAACGAAAAAGGAACAGCAACAGGCGGGAAAACTGGCGATCAGACAGGTAAAGAAATTCGGATTACTTCCTATTATAATTATTATCTCGGTTGGGATTTACACTTACGATTTACTGGTGCAAGCACAAATAGTAATAAAGCTTACACTATTGAAGAAATAGCTAAGCAGGTTGTTGCAGGTAAATGGGGTGTAGGTAATGAGAGAAAAAGACTCTTAGAAAATGCAGGTTATAATTATAATGAAGTACAAAGTTATGTAAATGAATTATTTACAAAAGGAGGTTACAGACCAAACGGTGAAGTTGCAAGAGAAGTTATTAGAGGTGAATGGGGTGTAGGTGAAGAAAGAAAAAACAGACTTGAAAAAGCTGGTTATGATTATGACGAGGTTCAAAAACTCGTTAATCAGATGTTAGGATAATACAATGCCGGATATCAACAAAGCTTATTCATGGGCAATCGAAACGTGTAATGTCCCTAACGTGGGATACAGTCAGGCATATAGAAACGCCCAGACCGTAGGTGGCATTACATATTACGATTGTAGTTCTTTCATAAACTACGCACTCTTAGCAGGTGGATTTACAACACCGAGCTACGCACCAAAATATAACGCTTTCACAACTTACACAGAAGCAGACGTTCTACTTTCACTAGGTTTCAAAGAAGTAGATTCAACTGGTGAATACTTACCGGGTGACATTGGTCTTTCAGTTTCACATACAGAAATGTGCTACAAAGGTGGCAAAGGAAAAGGAGTATTCATGGGAGCACACACAGACAATGCACCGTTAGCACATCAAGTAAGTATAGGGTCAACAACTGGAAATCAGAATTATGAATCATCATTCCCACGATTGTTCAGATACGGCGAAGGTGGTGCATCTGGTTACGGATGTAGCACGTATGTTGTATCAGCTATATGTGGTAATATGTGGCAGGAAAGCGGTGTAAACCCTGGAATGTGGGAAGGACAGAATGTTAGTTCATTTACCGCTTTAAATGTTGGCTTTGGACTAGGTCAATGGACAAACACTGGCGGTGATACACACGGTAGACTTTATAAGCTGCACGAATGGCTTCAAGAAAATGGATATCAAGATGACGATGGTAACGGACAGCTTCAATATTTAATTCATGAAAATGTATGGTATTCCAGAGATGAAGCTAGTCAATATGCCACGTTAACAGATTTTCTGACTTCCACTAGCACAGATTTAGCTGAATTAACGCATGCTTTCAACGTAGGGTGGGAGGGAATCCACGACCACACATGGGATTTCCGTGTGACCTACGCAGAAAAATGTTATGAGTTTATTACTAAACATGCTAATGACACTTCAATCAACAAATGGTTTTCAAAAAATGAGTTTTTATCAGTTGACGAAAGACTCAACAATGCCGTTCTTATTTACAGATTCTTGTCGGCAGGTGGTGGAGGTGGTGGTACACACACTACAAAAAAGAAATCAATGCCAGTTTGGATGATGTTAAAATATCATTATTAAATTGAAAGGAGGTGATTAAATGGCAGTAAAAACTAGAGAGGAAATTCTGGAAAGTTTCAAAACAAGGTTAGGAGAAAATCCTGATGATGAATCTATCTCTTTTTTAGAAGATGTTACCGATACACTGAATGACTTTGAAAAAAGGGCAAACGGTGACGGTACAGACTGGAAAAGTAAGTACGAAGAAAACGATGCAAATTGGAGAAAGAAATACACAGAAAGATTTTTCTCAGATGAACCAGACCCAGACCCAAAACCAAAACCAGAAGACAAACCAGATGATACCCCAAGGACATTTTCAGATTTATTTAAGGAGATTTAAAAGATGGCTAGAAGAATTGCTAATAGTACGCTCAATGCGTCTACAATCGACATTATGAACGTTATCAGACAGAACGCTTCATATGATTATCAGCAGAACGTACCTGCTGTCACAAAATCAAGTGACATTCCTAAAGTAGGAGAAGTTATCTATGGAACACCTGCTTTTGCAAACCAGTTTATCAATGCACTTGTAAACAGAATTGCTATTGTACGTGTGCAGTCCGCAAACTTTAACAACCCGTATTCAATTCTTAAAAAAGGATATCTTGAGTACGGTGAAACTGTAGAAGATATTTTTGTTTCAATTGCAAAAGCAGTAGACTTTAGTGCAGAAAAAGCACCGAAGAGAGAGTTCCAGAGAAGTATTCCTGATGTTCGTTCAGCTTTCCACGTTATGAACTGGCGTGTAATGTACCCGGTAACCATTCAGGACGAAGATTTAAAACAGGCATTTCTTAGCATTGACGGTGTACAGAACCTTATCGCTAAGATTGTTGATGCTGTTTACACTGGTGCAGAGTACGACGAGTTCCTGCTCTTTAAGTACCTACTGATTAAAGCTATCAGTCATGGTAGAATGTATCCAAAGTCAATCGGTACTGGTGAATCACTTACAGAAAGTGCTGTGCAGTTCAGAGGTACTTCCAACTTATTACCGTTTATGTCAAGTGAGTTCAATGAAGCCGGTGTTAAAACGAACACACCAAAAGAAAGACAGGTTATTTTCATGGACGCCATGTTCAACGCACAGTACGATGTAAATGTACTTGCAAGTGCTTTCAATATGGACAAAGCAGATTTTATGGGTAGACTGTTCCTCATTGATAACTGGTCAGAGTTCGACAACGAACGTTTTGACGTTATCAGAGCTAATTCTGAAGGTATCGAAGAAGTTACCACAGAAGAACTTGCACTGTTGAAAAATGTTAAAGCTGTTATTCTGGACGAAAACTGGTTTCAGGTTTACGACAATAATAACAAATTTACAGAGAAGTATGTTGCATCAGGTTTGTACTGGAATTATTTCTACCATACATGGAAAACAGTTTCCAATTCACCGTTTGCAAATGCTTGCGTGTTTGTAACAGATGCCGCTACAATTACATTGCCTGCTTCAATCACAGTTCATGTAGATGCTAAAGACGAAAGTGATACTGCTACAGTATTCACAATCAGTCCAGACTTAGACGGACAGAGTCTTGAACCGCACAATGTAAACTTTATTCAGACACAGGCGTTAACCACAGCAGGTATTGCAGTTCAGCGTTATGGAGGTATTATGATTCCTAAATCTCAGGTTGATAAAGAAATTACACTGGTTGCAGAGATTAACGGTACTAAGTACACAGCTACTACTACAGTTATTACTGGTGCTACAACTGTTGGCACAGCTATTACCTTAGACAAAGAGTAGCGGTAAGGATGTGTGGTGGTACTATGTTACTGCCACAAATCCGTTAGAAAGGAATGTATTATGTATATAAATCCTCAAACTAATATAAAGATACTAAGTAATGCACCACTAGATACAACGTATGACCACACACTATGGTTTGATAGCCCGGGTGCTCAGTATAGTTATTTTAGTTCATTGACTAAGTACAACATGAATAACTACAGTTATCAAAGAGTGCAAAGAGGTGTAGCAAGAGTTGGTATAAAAGCTGATAGTCTTTATGACTGTAACTATATGATGTTTCAAAATTCAGCATATGGTAATAAGTGGTTTTATGCTTTTATCACAAGTGTCGAATATGTGAATGACGTGACATCTAACATCAGTTTTGAAATTGACGTGATGCAAACATGGTTATTTGATTGTTCACCAGATTATTGTTTTGTTGAAAGAGAACACTCAGAGATAGACCAGATTGGTGCTAACATTATACCAGAGAACCTTGACACAGGGGAATATGTGTACAATGGTTATGGAAAATTAACTAAAGCGCTTGACCCTTTGTGTATTATATGTATGGTCTGTGACACAGCAGAAAACCCAGACGGAACATTATATGATGGTATTTATGGTGGCTGTACATTATTTGCATACAATGTAAATAAAAAAGGCGTTACGGCTTTAACCAAAAAACTACAAAGTTACAACCAAAAGCCAGACGCTATTGTAGGTCTTTACATGTGTCCTGTTATAGCTACGGGTGAAGCTATTCCAGATGACGGTCTACAATTACTATTTTCAAAAGGAGCTTTTGGATTTGACATTTCTGTTCCTGCTTTAACAACACGTGATACGCTTGACGGGTATAAACCTAGAAATAACAAACTGTACACATATCCTTATAACTATTTGTCAGTAGAAAATGGAAAATCTACGGCTAGTTTTAGGTATGAATTTTTTAACAATTTAACCGTAGCACTTCACGTTGATGTCCCGGTAACTATGCCTATTCAAGTAGCACTAAGACCAAACGGATACAAGGGTAGTAAGGTAGGTACAACTCTTAACGGTGAATCATTGATACTTGACGGTTATCCTATGTGTAGTTGGTCTACTGACTCATTCAAAGCATGGTTAGCGCAAAACGCATCGCCTTTAGCTACAACAGCAACCGCAGGTGTATCTGCACTAGGGTTGTCTGCTTTAGGTGTAAGTTTTCCACCACTAGGCGTACTAGCAGGAGTTGGAACAGTAATGAATCTATTATCACAGGGATATAAGGCATCTATTGCGGCTGATGTAGCAAGGGGTAATATTCACAGTGGTAACGTTGATGTAGCAAGTGGAAAGAAAACATTTTGGGGTGGCAGAATAAGTGTGAGCCATCAATATGCAAGAATGATTGACGATTTCTTTACTAAGTTCGGATACGCAACTAAGAGAGTAAAGATTCCGAATCGTAACAGCAGACCTCATTGGAACTATGTAAAAACTGTAAGTGCTACAATGACAGGCAGTGTACCGTCTGATGACATGAAAAAAATTTGCAGTATCTACGATAACGGTGTAACATTCTGGAAAAATGGAAATGAAGTTGGAAGATATGACTTAGATAATAGTCCAGTGTAATAAGGTGGTGATAAAGTGGGAAGAAGAAAGCATGATATTTTTGACGAAAGTATGATATTAAATAACCTTACTTATCGTCAGTATTTGAACAGATTAACAGAACTTGCTATATCCATGTTTGAGTGGAAGAATCTTCCGGATACAGTTGATGAAAGATATTTAGAATTACATTTATTTGAAAATGGGTGTATGGTTTACTTCAAAGACGATATCTTGGGAGACTTGTGCTTAGACAACATTAGCAACGGTAAATTTAGCGTGTATGGTGACCCTTTACTCAGACGTGCTTATAGTGGATACAACAATTACCAGAAGTTACTAAAATATAATAACAGTGTCATTATCTGGAATAATTTATTACACACTAACAGTATTCTTGACGTTGAAATGTTTGCACGAAGATTGTACAACATTGATAGAATTATTGATGTTAATGCTAACGCACAGAAAACACCAGTGTTATTGTTAGGTAATGAAAAGCAAAGACTTACTCTTTTAAATTTATATAAAGAGTATGATGGAAACGCACCTTTCATTTTTGGTGACAAGAATCTGGATATTAACGCATTGAAAGCACTTAACACTAATGCACCATATGTTTGTGATAAGCTGTATCAGTTAAAAACACAGATATGGAATGAAGCATTAACTTATCTAGGTATCAGTAATATCAATATTCAGAAGAAAGAAAGGTTGATAACTGATGAAGTTACACGTAATCAAGGTGGTACTATTGCTAGTAGATATAGCAGGCTAGAATCACGCAGAAAAGCTGTTAAAAAAATAAATAAGATGTTTGGTACAAATATTGAAGTCAATTATCGTGAAGATTTTCAGCAGGTGGGTGACAATAATCAACCAGAAGACCCAGGTGCAGATACGATAGGTGGTGTAGGAAATGAGTAAATACACAACAGAAGTTAGGTATATATGTGAAACTGATAGCGGGTTAGATGAAAGCGTTGGATTTAACTCTGTAGATGATGTTATATCAAAATCGTGGGACAAGATTTTTACCAGTAAAGTGCCTTTCTTTGATGAAAGTTATAGAAAAGTGCTTTGTTGTAAAATCTTAAAGCACTATTATTTAAGAGAGATTTGTAGTGAAACTGTAGGAATATGGAAACTTTGGGTTAATACAAAACTTGAAGAAATTATGCCTTACTACAATCAGTTATATGAAAGTGCTAAGTTAAAGTTTGACCCGTTCCATGATGTTGACTTAACTAGAAAACATAACAGAACTGAAAACGAAAAAAGCACAGACAATAGAAGCGGAAATGGAAGCAGGGATATTAACAGCACACAGACAACAAGTAGTAATAAGAATAGTAGTGCAAACGGTGAAGAAAAGAACTTGTTCAGTGATACGCCACAGGGAGGTTTAGTTGGTGTTGATAATCAAACATATCTGACAGACGCTAGAAAGATTAACACATCAAATAGTGGTAATGAGAGTATGAACGGTAATTCTACCGAGAAAAGCGGTAGTACCTATAAAGATAGCGAACAGAGTAGCGGTAATGTTGATACCACAGAAGATTATATCGAAACTATTGTAGGTAAGCAAAATTCAGAAAACTACAGTTCGTTAATTATGAAATACCGTGAGACTTTCTTAAATATTGATATGCAGGTTATTAAAGAATTTGACGAATTATTTTTTGGTTTATGGTAGAGTAGAAAGGAGTAATATATGTTTACAGATGTAGAAACACTTAGATACTGGACTTTTAAGGTGTTACCGTTGGTGTACGATGATGCTCTTAGCTATGCAGAAGTGCAGGGCAAAATCGTTAAAAAATTAAATGAAGTCATTAAGAACAACAATGAGATACCGAATTACATCAGGGAACTTATTAAAACGTATATTTCCAGTGGTGAAATTGACAACATTATTGCTGAAATTTTAAGTGATTATATGCTTAGTGTTAAAAATCCACCAGAAAATTTAAAACCTGCTGTAGGTGATGGGTCAGCAGATGATACCGAAGCTATTCAGGGTTGCTTAGAATATGCTAAGGCTCACCACGGTATGTGCATTTACTTCCCTAGTGGTGCTTATCTTACTGGTACTTTATCACTTCCAGAAAATAGTGACGTTACCATGTTTGGACAGGGTAGATATGTCACTAGATTGGTACTTAGGGGTGGCGTAACAGAACCTATGCTAAAAGGTAATGTTAAGACACTTACGTTGACTGGTCTTACTTTTGATGGCAACGGCGATATACAAGTGAATAATGTTGATCTTATTGAATGTACTGGTGTTAATATTAGTATATCACAGTGTATTCTTACTGATGGGTTTACATTGGCTAAACTTACCTCTAGTAATAATATCCAGATTAGTCATACAGTTTTTGACCACGCTATTGAAAACGCATTGACTATCAGCGGAACAGGGGATTCTAATTGCAACAATATAACATTCAATTCTATTTCTACTTTAGTTGGAAAGGAATTTATTAAACTTGATTCTGACAACAATGTTATTAAATGCACTGTTACAAGTGATGCTACAAAACTACTCACTATTAACGGTAATAATAACTATGTTGAAATTGACGGTGTTAGAAATTATTCAACCTATGCGGATAATGGTAATAATAACACTATTAAAATTGTGAGAGGTGTTTACAAAGGTAGTGCTAAACAGGTTGATGTTACTGGTGAAAACGCTAATATCTCTTATACAAAAACAGTATTAAACGGTCAAACAAAAACTGAAAACTATACTGGTGATGTTTCTTTAAATTCATATGGTAAGTTAAAGAATGAATGTAAATCAAAAGAAGAAATTGTCAACGGTGATATTACACAAAGTGGTGTAAATAAAACAGAAACCTATACTGGTAATATTGGTACTACAGGTGTAAATAAAACCGAAACATTTAGCGGTAATGTCACCACTACTGGCGTAGATAAAACAGAAACATACACTGGTGATATTGTTACTAACGGAAAAACAAAAACAGAAACATACAGTGGTGATGCTAGTGCAACAGCAAGTCAGTACACTCTTGAGACAAAAAATAACAATATTGAAACTGGTGTACAGAAACACGAAACATATACAGGCAGTGTTAACCATGAATATGGAAGTGTTAGTGAGAATGTAACAGGTAATTCAACAGAAACTTGTGAAAGTAAAACAATAAATGCATCGTTAATTGACCTTAACTCAATCACGCCAATAAAATACAAAACACCTTTACAGTTAGAAACATCTGAATTCTTTAACTATATACCTATGACGGATAGGGAAGGAAATATAGTCAGAGTACTAACAGAGAACAATATGACCGAACTTATTGCATCTACTGTAGCAAATAATGTCCTTGTTATTGGTGACAGCTACGCGGAGGGCTACACACCAGACGGTAATGTAAAAGGATTTCCTACTTTAATGGGTGAGTATGCAGGATGGGAAGAAGATGTTAATTTCTGGAAACAATACGCAGGAGGAGCAGGGTTCGTAAATGTTGGTAGTTCAGGTAAAAATTTCAAAAACCTTATTACCGATGCATTTAACAGAATGACAGATGTACAACGATTATCTATTAAAAAAATACTAATAGCAGGTGGATGGAATGATGCTGTATCATCTACGACTTCTATTTTAACAGCTATTAAAGGTACAGTTGATACAGCTAAAGGATTGTTTAAGAACGCAGATATTTATATCGCCATGATTGGATGGAGTGGTAATTATGACAAACGTGAACAGATTGTTAAAAATGTACTACCTGCATATACAAGGTGTGGAAGATATGGTGCAAAATATATAACAAATTCTGAATATATTATGCATAACTATGGCGGGCTTAGTAGTGACAAAAATCATCCAAACGCTGAAAATCAAGAATTATTAGCAACATACTTATTGGACGGACTTACTGGTGGTAGTTGTGACGTACAATATAAACAGACTTTACCATATCATGTTAACAATGCAGTAGTTACCAGTATCCCTAGTTTAGGTGAAATCTGCATGTCAAATGGTGTTATAACATGGAATGTTGGACGTTTCTACGTTAATTTTGCTAATGTTACAATTGGTGGTGGTGCTATTCCTGTTATTGCAACTGTAGATGACGACTGCTTGGTACGTGGTGGTAAATCAGAGTCAAACATGTTTGGTGGAGTTGTTAGTGGTTATATTCAAGTAAAAGGGGCACCAGATAAGTTTTATGATTTTAATGGCGCTATTACAATTGATAATGGTGATGTAAGACTGTCATTTAGCAACATTAAAGATGACCATACTAGCTATCAAGAATTCAATAATGTCGTATTTGGTAGACTTGATATGGGAACAGTTTGTTGCACATCTATGAGTTGCTAATGCTGTAAGAGGGTTACACGTGCTTAGGTGCGCGTGTGCCTTCTCTTTTTTGTACAACTGGAAAGGGGGGTCGAGCTTTAATGGGG